ATTACACAGCATATGGTGTTTAAGATGTTTGTAGCCCCTACCATATATTTATGCCAATATCTTTAAATCGTTCCTTAAATCGCTTAATATCGCCTTTAGCTTTGATGTATAGTTCTATATGTAACATAATTAAATCAAGATGTTCTTTCTCATTGTATTTTTTCTTTTTTCTATTATAATAGTATTTAGAATGTTCCATTATCTTGTTTTTATTCCTTTTCTGTATTCAATACCCTCTAATGAGCTTTTTTTAGCATGACATGAATTGCATAATGTTTGCAAGTTAGAAGAGTTTGTTTGATGCCCGCCCATGCTTATTGGTTTTATATGATCTACACATTGACCAGCTGTTGTTATGCCTTTACGTTTACATTGCTCGCATAATGGATTAGCTTGCATATAAAAGTTCCTTGTTGCTCTCCATTGCTTTGATTGATAGAACTTAGAATTGTCATGCTGTCTAACCTCTTGCCTTTTCTTTGGCATCCACCATCTTCTTTTACTCTTCGGTAATGTCGGCATCATTAAGTATTTTTTTAACTTGTTCAATCAATATATCTTCCTCTTTTAGTTCTTTGCTTAGTTGTTTAAAAAAATTAACTATCTCATCTCTTCTCCAATCTTTCTCAGTTGAGAAACCAATAAATGATATTAAAAACATAGATGTCAAAAATTCTTTCTCTTCACTCCATTCTAAAGAATCGCACATCTCATCCATTGAATCAATCACCTCATGTAATAATGTAGTAAAATAAATTTTAATGTGGTCTTCTTTAGACATTTAATTCAGTTATAATGTAATAATATTCAGTATCTACTTCTTTTATATATTCTAAGTTTTTATGATAATCCAATAATTTATATCTTTCTTTAGATTCCCAAATGTTATGGCATCCTTTTCTATCAATTGTATCCATACAATGATAAGTGATGTTTCTTTTATCGGTTATCAAATCAGCTCTTCTACTTCTTGGAATTATATGAGAATGACTTAGCGGGTATATTGCTGAGCCACATCCAGTACAATAAGCACCTCTTTCATTAGCTATTTCTTTATAAATTTTATTTAGCTTTCTTTTTACTTGAGATTGTTTTTTACTTATTGTTTTCATTTTAAATAATCATCAATAACTTTCTTAGCCTCATCAAATCCTTTAGTAATAACAGCTTTATAACCTCTTTCATTTAATGCTTCAATCCAATTTTTTTGATAAATTGTTGCATAACCTTTGTTTGTTTTTATTTCTAAAAATAATCCATAATAATCTTTTCTTGCTTCGCATATTTGTAAATCTGGAAAGCCTTTTGAATAGCCAGTTCTCTTTGCTTTCTTCGCTTGTTTTATGCCAGTTCTTATTCCTCCAAGTGATGCACAAAATCTGGTTGTTGGGTATTGTAATTTAATATAATTAACTATCATAGTCTGTAAATCATCTTCACTCATATTATTCTTAATTGTGCCTGATGTTGTTTAATTCTTTTCATTGCAGATTCATAATATTCTTTATCAAGTTCACATGCAGTTAAATTAAATCCTAAGTTATGACAAGCTATTGCTATTGAGCCACTTCCTAAATGAGTATCTAATATTTTATCTCCTTCTTTTGCATAATTCATTAATAACCATTCATAAAGTTTAACAGGTTTTTGTGTTGGATGTATGCTTCCACCATTTTTAGCAATAAAACCTCTATTTATATTAACTTGCCTTGTTGCTTTTTGAAATGATGTAAATGCAATTTCACCATCTGACATTGACAAACCTTCTTGTCCTTTATACCAGAAAACCCACCCCATTGTACCTTCACTTAAAAATTTAACAAAATAATTTGCACCCCATATTATTTGATTCTTTGCCACTCTTTTTAGTTCATTAAAATATTTTTGATTTGGTCTTGAAGAATCCCATTCTTTTTGTTTGTGATGCTTTCTTTTGTGCTTTCTATTTTTTGTAAATGTTTCTTCTTGTCCATCTCTTTTTATTCCATAAGGTGGGTCAACTATTGCTAAGTCAAAATAATTATCCTCATATCTTGACATCAAATCCATGTTATCTTCGTTTGTAATATTAATCATTACTTGGTAAATTAATGTTAAAAGTATCATTAGCCCAGAATAATACATCATTCATGAATTTAGTAAACTCTTCTTTTGTTAATGTTGCGGTGCTTTTTAAATCAATAGTAACTGATCCATATTCATTAACTGTTTCTCTTTTTAGAAATTTATATTTAATTAACATACTCATTTGTTGTTTTTCATAACCAAGCTCATTAGCCATTATATCAACCCACTTCCAATAAAGAGCATTTTGTTCAATACTTCTTCCTACTTCAACCTCTCTTATCTTAATTACAATATCTTTACCCTCAAACTTAGATAAATCATTATTGAATCTAATTTTATCTTTAAGCTTTAGTTTACCATTCTCAACCCTCCCAAATTGCTTCATGAATCATATATATAATTAAAGTAAAAGCCAATATCAAAACTAATGGTGTTAAGCATATAGTTATGAATATTTTACCAATCTCTGTCATTATCAAATATATTTAAAAAAAAAGTTACAAATCCAAAAAAAAAGATTAATCCAATAATTAAAGCACTTGTTTCACTCATCCAATAAATTTAAGTATTTTACTGTTATTTGCAAACAGATGTTTATTTTCTATTAACAATTGTTTGTTCATAATGATTTCTTTAAGCTCTGGAGTTATCATATGATAGTTCTCATCTCTCATGTTAAATAAAGCCATATTTACTATTTGTTTCATTTCATTTAACCATTTACCCCAAGTATGAGCATTTACAAAGCCATCATGCTTATTTACACCATTATCAAAAGCCATCTCAACACATTCCCAAGATAATCTTGAATATCTTCTTTTTAAATCTTTAGCAAGTTTTTTAGCAAGTAACATAGTTGTTTCTGGTTCGTGATTATGCTGACCAAGAGCTATATAAGTTTCACTTAATAGATCAATACATTTTTCTTCTAATTCGTTTAATGTTATATTTTTTATCATTTTCTGGCTTTTTTAAGTAGTTCTTTGGCTTTTAAATTTGTTGAAATATGTTTGTGAATTTGGCTCATTCCATCTTTTTTTTGTGTTCTTTGCTCCCATGTTCTGATTGATGCTTTCCAATCTTTCATCTTATTTTTTCCAATCATCCATCCTTTAGATTCATAGTAATTAAAAAAAGTTTCTGCATTTATATTATTATTTCTTACGGTGCAGTATTCTCTAATTTCACTTATCTCTGGTTTTTTAAATCTTGAAGAGTACTCTTTTATTATTTTATTATTTTTTACTTTATTATTTATAGTATTATATTGTTGCTGGTTTTCAGTATCTTGGTTTTCTGGATACACAAAATGAGGATTCTCAAAAACAGTATATTGATAGCCAGCTATTCTATTACCATCTCTTATCATTTTTCTTTCTATATAACCATTAGAAATTAATTCATTAATAGTTGATCCAATTGAGCTTTTGCCCTCTTTGCATATTTTAGAAAGTCCAGAAACGCTTAATTGCCAGTGAGTAGAAAGTGAAAGGATTAAGCTTAGTAATCCCTTAGCTTTTAATGATAGGTTTTTATTTTTATAGATACGATTACAAACAGTAGTATAATCTTTGCTTTTTATAACTCTTATTACTTCCATTATTCAAATAAAGTAGTTTGACCAGTCCCACCAAACATCATAGTTTGTTGCTCTAATGAGTTTAAAACCTTTACTTGAGTATGTATTCTTTGTTTAAGACTAATTATACACTCTTCAAGCTCTTTAAGGTTTTCAGCTATATAATATCCATTGTTAGCACTACAAAGCCCAAATATTAAGTTATTTACTCTAATATAACTAATTATTTTTCTTAATCTTGGGGGTGAGATGTACATTGCTTCACAAATTTTATCTCCAGTTATTGCATTCTTTCTTCCTTTTTTAGTATTTAATCCTTTTATTATTTGAGGAAGAATTTTCTTTTCTTGATCTGTTAATTCAAATGTTATGTTTTCGTAATTTTTCAGCATCTAATTCTATTTTTTCAAATTTATCTAATAGTATTTCTGATTTCATTCTTAAATATTTTAGCTCAGAAATTAATAAATCTAAGTTTTCAACATTTGTATTATTTTCTAAATGATTTACAAAAATTGTATAATCCCGAATTGTTTCCTTATCAAATTCCAATAATTCACTAAATTTTTTAACATGATAAACTGATGTTGAATGATCTATATTCTTAATATATTTATTCATATGTAAATGCTTTACATGCAAAGCTTTATGTAAATAGTAGATTAAAAATCTCTTTGCATGAATTATATTATGTTTTCTGGATTTCATATCTAATATTAAATGTTCTTTAGCATTAAACATCTCAGAAAGAATTGAAACAGCCAAATCTTTAATGCTATCAACGTTTTTAGAATGGTAAATCATCAGTTTTTGGTGTTACGTTTGTTGGCTTGTAATCTTCTTGAATTACATATTGAGTATACTTTTCAGCTAATTTTATTACAGCATCTGTATCACCTCCAATTGCTATAATAAAATCATTAGCACATTTTAAAGAAGATTGTCTTACTATTAATTCATCTTTTGTTGATGGGTATTTTATAAGCTGACCTCCTCTTGATTTGAATTTTTTTTCAAATTCAGTAAATACTTTAAGAGTTCCTTTGTCATTAATTTCATATTCTATCTCTTGGCCTTCATATAATCCAGAATTATCATTCTTTTTATATAATTTACCAAATTCACCATTATCAAGTTCAATCTCATATTTAAACATGTCTTTAAATTTACCATCTCCTTTGATGCTTTTTACTTTTGCTTTCATATTAATTCATTTATTAAGTTGTACATTAAATAACCTAAAAGAAATACCAAAGTACACATTACAAATTGATATTGAATTTTGTCAATAAACTTCCAAATTCTATTTCTGTAATATGTTTCTATTCGGTATTTATTTAAGCTATTATTAAAATTAGATGGACATCTAAAAAATGTATCTAATTCTTTCTTTGTTAATCTATCTGCAACTATCTCGCCAGTTTCTGCGTTTGTTATTTTGTGAAATGTTTTTAATTCTAAATTCATAATATTTTTTTTGTTTGTAACTAATCCAGTAAATCAAATGCTGTTTTTAAATTATCTTTTATCATTTCCAAGTCATCAATTGCTGTTTCTACTGCATCCATTTTTTCCTGAAACTGTTCTCCTTTTTCACTATCTTGCCATGCATCACTCCTTTCCCAAAAGGTATGATCCATTTTTTCATGCTTATCTTGTAAAACATCTATTAGTTTATCAATTTTTGTGATTTCTTTTTTTGTCATTGTTTTTATTTTTTAATTAATTACATTACAAATATAATACTTTTTTAACAATAATGTTAAGAAATACTAATTATTTTAATAAGTTATTAACAATGGAAAGTGAAAAGGGGAGCAAAAAGAACGTAATTTAAAAAATAAAAGGACACCCCCCTTTGTCTAATCAAGTATTATGAAAGTGCAAAACTAAATAATTATTTCAAATATTGTCTGCTTTTGTCTTGTTTTTGATACACTCTTAGCATTATAAGATGCAAGCTCTAATCTAATATCATAGCCCTCAAAATCAGAATCTTGTAAATCTATTCTAATATCATGCCTTCCATCCTCAGTTAGAATATATATATTTTGAGATGCTCTTGAGCTAAGATTTAAAGCATTTTCACTATAAGCATTTGCTCCAACTAATGAACTTGATCTTGCCCAGAAATCACTAATGCAAGCTTCGTGTAAATGACCGCAAATCATAAAATTAATATCGATATTTTTTCTACTAAATTTACTAATTACTTTTGCAATCCTTGTTGAATCCATCTTACCAAGCTGATGGCCATGCATCATTAAGACATTTTGACCAGCTACTTTTATAACTAATTCATTTGGATTACCACTTATAAATTCTACATCTGGTAATAATAATTTTAATATTTCAAAGATTGTGAAATCATAATTATCACTTGCAACAATATCTACCCATCCAAGCTCTTGAGCTACTCTGGATTCATTACCAGTAACACATGCAACACTAACATTTTTATTTTTTCCAATATCAACTATAAAATGTTTTAATAAATGAACTCCAAGAAATGTTGCTTTTGCTCTATTAGAACTCATTGCAAGCTTCTCATCTAATCTTCTATCACTATTCATTAAATCACCAGTTATTGCAACTAATATATTATTTACATTATAAAACTCAGCATATCTTTTAACATGATGAGCAAACTTTTGAAGCCTTTTTGATGCAACCTCAAAATCATATTTATTGCAATCCAAATCAACTAATTCATTAAAATGAGTATCAGCAATGTGAACAATCATAGCTCCTTTAGTATCTATTTTAATATCTTTTGTAACTGTTTTAAATTCATTCTCTTTGAGTAATTTAACAAGTTGTAGATTATATTCCTCAACCGCATTTTCTACTCTTGCATGCTCTCTAAATGATTTATTATATATTCTATTTAAATCTTGATGCCTTTGCTTTTGTTTTGCAAGTCTTACATTGGTTTCAATTATATCTTTATCAGCTAATTCAAATCTAATAATTCTACTTACTTCTTTTCTAAAATAATCAACTGAAAAATTAAGATTATATTTTTCAATTATTTGTCTTGAAATTTCTGCATATCCTAAGCCCTCATCCCAAAGAGTTTTGATGTCATGTAGATATTCTATGTTTCTACTCATTTTAATCTTTTAATCTTTTCATAAGACCTCCCCCCAAAATAAGCTCCAATTATTGTTATAAGGATTATTTGTAATAAATCAATCCATTGATCTTGAACTTTAAAATCAATCTTTCCAGAATCAATAAATATTAAAATAATAGTACAAAACACTAAGAATATTAATGTTAAAGGTCTTATGTTTTTAGATAACCAAGAATCACTATTCATATCTTGTTCCCACCTTTTAGATACTTCTTTCTGCAATTCAGCTTCAAAATTTAAAGTTATTTCTTTAATCTTTCTTTTTGCTTCTAATTTTTCTTCTTCAGTAGTTGTTAAATCATCAACAACATTGCCCACTTCACCAACTAAATCCTTTGTGTTGGATGTAAATAATTTACTTATAAAACTCATATATATATTAATAAAGCCAGATAACCGCCTCAACCTTGTTAGGTGAATTATCGGCATGAATAAATTTGGGATGAATGCCCAGTCTTGTAAATCCTGCTTCAACAAGTCCTCCAATAATCAATGCTCTACTGCGGCTATCTTCACATTTTATATCAGCTGCATGACCAGTCAAATGAGCTGAATCAGTTTTCCCACCCGCTTTCAGATTGCACTCATCACACCTCGTTCCACTTGTTATCTGAAAAGCAATTCCACTTATTCCCCTTGCTTTATCTAACATAAGCAATGTATCTTTCTGCATATTATCTAAGCCGCAGCATTTGCATTGAAATTCTTTTCTTTTAAAATATTTCACCTACCTTGTCCTTTGTATTTTTTCTTGTAACCAGTTTGTCCTCTTGATGCATTTTTAGAATGCACTCCTTTTCTCTTTCTTTTTGGATTAGCTAAAAAAGTAGTTATTTTTTTTCTCATTTATTAATCTTTATTATCTTTTGGATTGAGTAAATAAGAGAAGCAATTAAAATGCATGTACTCAAAACAGCATCAATTTGAGTTAAGCTTATTCCAATTGCTGACATATTCACTCCCCAAAGTTCTAAAGTATCTTTTATCTCATTCTTCATTTTTCCAAGGTAATGGTAGAGTTTCCTCTACTGGATTTATTAATAAATTCATTTTATTTATTAATGTAGTTTGAAGCTCATTCACATCAAGCCCAGCTTCAAGCCAACCAATAACATCATTTTCAGTTAAGTTTTCATACAATATAAAATCATTTGGATTAGCACCCTTTAATTCTAAAGCTCCATAAACTTCAGTTTCATAGTCATCTAATATTGCATCATATCTCCAATGAACTAAATTTACTACATTGTGTAATTCTTGACCATCTATTGTTTCTTTTATTTTACAGTCCATTTGACTAATATTCCATTTAAATTCCATTTTTATTTATTTTAAGTTATTCATAAGTTGCTAATGTTCTTGTTACTGTTTCTCCTCCAACATTTATTTTTACTTTTATATCCCCACTACTATCCATGTAAATTATTGATCTATCTTGTGCTGGATCAGATGGAGCTGATTCTTGCCTCTTTAATTGTAATAATTCACTTGTACAAGTTCCATTGACATCAAGCTTAGTTTCGGGTGTATTCAAGCCAATTCCTACGTTTCCATGAGATATGTTAAAATAGGAATCACCTTGGGTGTGTAAAACAATATCTTCATTATTATCGGAATCCAGCATTACTTGCTTAGAACTTCCAACCCCATCAAGTTGTAATTTAATTTTACCAACACCATTTGAATTTCCAAAATGAGCTATTTCTTGAGATGTTGTAGCGTTTGCTGAAACCTCTAACTTTGCTGAGGGATTTGTCAAGCCTATTCCTAAATTACCAGATGAATTTAGTGTCATTTTAGTTGCTAATGCATGAACACCCCCAACACCAAAAAATAATGAACCAGTTCCAGCATTTGTAATGTAAAAGCCTCCACTTCTATTTCCAATAATACCATAACCGCTAACTCTTATTTGATTAGATGTTGGTGAGGGATTACCAGTATCAACTTCATCTATAATTAAAGCTGTATCTCCTTTAATTTTACCATTTACATCAAGCTTTTCTGATGGACTTGAGGTTCCTATGCCAACTCTTCCTGAAGAGGTGATTTGCATACTCAGTGAATTATTGGTAAAAATTGAAAATGAATTAAAGGTATGATTATATCTCAACCGCCCCATTGTACTACCATCATTAAAAAGAATTTGACTCAAATTTGATGAGCCAGAAACCATGTAAAAATTATTATCACCAGTAGTTTGCGTATGTAATATTCCAGCTGGATTCTGCGTTCCTATACCTACGTTTCCTCCATCAGTTATTCTTACAAGCTCAGTTGATGATGAGTTCTTAAATTTGATTGGCTCACTTGATGAAGCTGGTTTATAAGTATCAGCCATAACATCTCCACTAACTAAAGCATCACCAGTAACTTCAAGCTTTTCTGAGGGACTTGATGTTCCTATACCTACGTTACCATCTTTATCAATTCGCACTCTTTCCGTACCCCTAACATCAAATTGTATTGCTGAGTTATTAGATAAAAAATTAGGATCATTTCTAAATCTTAACACCCCATTATTTTGCTCAATCATAGAGTTGTCAGAGGAATTTGTAGCATCAGTATCTTGCAATTTTATTCTTGGGAACAAACCAGCAATATGCAACAATTGATCTGGAGCTGAAGAGCTTCCAATCATTATTGAATTAGTTGTTGAATTTCCTCGATCTGAAACCTCTTGAAGAGTATCATCTTGGTATTCTTTAATCAGATTCTTTTTATTAAATGTAACAATACTACCAACTGGAACAATTGCCTCAAATTCAAAAGCTGTTATTGTTAATGTTGTATCATTAGCTGATTGATTAGCATTTATTGTTAAATCATAAGTTGTATTATTATTTATATTCAATAAACTAAATTTATTACCAGTTGTAAAGATTGCCTCACCAATACTATTTATTGCAAGAGATGTTGTTGAACTAACTTCTTGAACTGTAATACTATTTATTTTGACAGTTCTTTCAACCGAGCCAGTAACAATATTTAGTTGTAAAGTTGTACCAGTTGCTGTAAATGTAAACTCATACCCTCCCGCTGATGTAATTGTTTGATGAACTGATGAATCATCTTTAACTTGCAACTCTCCACCACTTAACTCTGCAACATCAATACTTACTTTATATTTACTCTCAGATGTAAAGACTGATTCTTGTTCTAATACCGCATCTGCACTACCACTAAATTGAGCTTGATCATCTTGAATACTCCATCCAGTTCCCTTAGTCCAATCATTATCTGGATCAACTTGTTTTACTGATACGTTATCTACTGAACTCACAAATGCAGTACCACCTGTTCTTCTACCAATAACTAAAGTTGAATTGCTACCAGCGGTAAAATAAAAAGTATAAGAGCCAGTAGTTGTAGCAACTCCAATATTTTCATTAGTGACCCCATCTTGAAACTTCAAACCAAGTCCACTTGTTATAACAACATCTGCGGTAACTTTATAAGTAGAACCTGAATTTGTAAATATGTTGGGTTGATTTATATACACAAATGAAGAACCATCACCAACAATATTTGCTTTACCATCACTTATAGTAGCTCCAGAGCTTTTTGTCCAATCACTATCAGTTGCAAAGTCTCCATTTGTTACTAACTCACTACCTAACTCATCATAATTACCATTAGTAACTAAATCACTTCCAAGCCCACTAACAGCTGTTGTTAAAGTTGTTATTATATTATTTCTTGCCGCTGAGTTTATTGATGAGCTTGTTGGTCTTTGTAAGAATGATGGAGGTGCCGTGTTTACTGGTATATCAATTGCACCACCTCTTGAATCTGTAACTGTTACAGTAGATGCTGAGGTGCTTTCACTTTGTATTTCAAAGCCCTGAAAATCCCACTCATCTTTTAATACATGAAATGTTCCCCTCTGCATTACATAAGACATTGGAGCTTCCTGAGGTCTGTTTTCTACTAATAATCCAACTGGATTGATGTATTGAGGTCTTACAGCTGTTCCATCATCTTTTGTTTTAGCATCAGTTGGAATTACTAATCTAAAATTAGCAACTCTGATTGATGTTAATTGCCCCTCTAAAAATCTATCAAGTAATAACTTAGAAAATGTTTGAGTTCCATTTGTAACGCCAACACCCCATTGACCACTCGTAAGAGTAGTTGTTCTTGTTCCACTTGTATCAACAACTTGAATTGCTCCCCTACTAACTGAAGCTGGTGAATCTCCCCATAATAACTCATCAAAGTTTCTTATACTTGAGTTATTATCATTATTACTATTTTGAATAATATTCTGAGCTGTTGCAGCAATTTGGTTATTTGTACTAAGTCCTAACAACTGCCCAGCAAAAGGATTGCCATTTGGTTGAAAATAGGTTCTTATTCTTATTGGTCCAGACATGTAACTTGAAGAGCTTAATGTAGTACCAGAAACACTTGCAACATTTTCCCAAGTCAATCCAATATCTCTTGGATCAGCCCAATTAGCTCCAGTATCATTATCTATAAATGCATACTTATTAGATGCTTGACCATTAACAAAATTAAATATTTGAATAGTAATATCAAAAAGCCCAGTAAAATCAACATGTGATGGGATTATAATTGCAGTACCATTATCTGGTCCTCCAAGCTGTTGAGTCATAACTCCAGTAGAGCCAGATTGAAAACTTAAATTACTTGCGAACCAATATGGCCTTGTTGTTGATGGAGGATTAGTATTCCAAGAATAACTATTGTTAGCACTATTATAGTGTAAAAACTTAGTTGTTGAGCCACCATGAGCTAAATTAGTAGCCGCTAATTGATAATAAATTTTAGCTGAAAAAGATGAAAATTGCCCTCCAGTTAATCCGCTATTGACATTAGCTCTATTCTGTGTAAATATTAATGGAATATCTAAATAAATATTAGTAGCATCCGCAAGATTAAATATTTCTTTTTGTGTTACAACTGTATTTTCTGAGGTTGGGAATCCTCCAAAATAATTCTCACCGCTACCAGTTATATACTTAGCAATAACTTCTTTAATGGGTGCTTTAAAATCATATTTTGTTCCTACTATTTTACTTGGTCCAACAACTCCAGATGCTTGTAAAAACACTTGATAAGGTGTCCAGTAATCATTAAGATTATCAAAAGCATCACTTACACTATTACTTGAATGAAAGTATTTTCTTGTATTTATATTATCTGGATTTGCTAATGTTCCTGTTTCTTCAGTATTGTATTCTGGAATTTGTATAATCCAAAACTTATGCCTCCAGTAAACTATTCTTGCCCCCCAATGTTTCAAGAGTTGATTAAGTACATCATAACAATTATAAGGTTGAAATATACCATCACTCTCCTCCTCTCTAAACATTGAAACTTGAACCTCTGTATTAGCAAATGGATCAAAAGTTAATGTAGATGGAGCTGATGCCCCATGTCCTGTATTATACCAATTAATAGATGTTCGCCATTCCCAATCAGTTATTGCTCCTTCAGTTGTTAAAGCTGCACCTACTTTACCAAGTACTGTTTTCATCCAAAAGCTGTAACTTGTTGGTCCTGTAAAAACATCAGTTTTTTCATAAGGTTTTACTGATCCATCTTTAACAAAATCAACTTCTTTTAATAATGATAATCCATCAGTAAACGTTAATTTAAACTCATAAGGAAAGAACTCATCAACAGTTGAATTTAAATCCATTAATAAGAATCCACTCCATATTAAACTGGATGCAGTTGCTTGAGTATTTCTATAAATATGAACATAAACATCTTTCTCTTCATAAGAATCTCTTACATTTTTTAACCAGTTCTCAAGTAATGTTCCCTCAACCATTAAAGGTATCTCACATGATGAACTCATTATAGTTGAGAATCTATCATCATTATCAGAATCCCAATTGATTTGCGGTCCGCCTTGCCCTAATGTAATCTCTGTTATTGTTGAGCCAGTATAGTTTCTATCCCATATTTGAATAAAATAACTCCATGAATTATAACTGTAAACTGTTGTTTGAAATCTTATTCCAGCCATTATACGCTTCTTAATCTGTTTCCAGATGTTCTTGCATTACTTAAAAATATATCTGTTCCACTTATTCTTCCAACTACTTCAACTTGTTGAGAGCCGCCACCAATCATTGATTTAAGTTTTGATAATGGAGCTACAACCTCTGGGTTACTATTTGCTCCAGCATACTCTCCCATTAATCCAAGAGTTGGTCCGCTAATTATTCCTCCATTTGCAAAAGACATCCCAGTTATATTACTTAAATTACCTTTTAGGCCAGCTAATGTTAATGCTTTAGCCGCTACTTTTGGCCCACCAAATAAAAGCTGAATTGCAGTCATTACGGCAAGTTGAACTAATAATCTTTTTATCATTTGATTTACAGATTCCGTAAATGCTTTAGCAAAGCTTTTAGTCCCATCTAAAGCCTGATTCATTGAATCTCTTAATATATCTCCAAATGATGCTGCTGCAAAAGACATTTCATTAGTTTTCTCAGTTATTGCATCTAAGTTAGGAAATAAAGTAGCTATCAATGCATTTTGTTCTGCTATTGATTGAGCAAAAGTTTTAGGAGTTTGTTGTGGTCCAAAACTTGGTGTTCCTGTTGTTCCAAGCTGAAATGGATTCTTTAATATACCTAAAGCATCTGCAATCTCTTTAGCTTGGTTTTTCATTGAATCTCCAAAAGATTTAAACTGATGTTCATAGTCATTAGTTTCTTTTTTCAAACCCTCTAACTCATCAATTAAATCAGCAAATGGATTTGGTATTGGATCTTTACCTAAAAACTCTCTAAGTTGATTAAATCTTTTAACTATTCTACTAAAAAAATCTTCAATAAAGAATTGAACTGCATCTATTAAAGCATTACGCCACCATGTCCAATCAGATAATCTTTCTTTCAAAGCTTCATAATTATCTCTTACATATAAGAAAGCCGCTACTATTGCCGTTAATCCAACAACAACCAAACCTGTTGTAGTAAAGACAGCCGCTAAAGCACTTGAGATAGTACCAACAGCAAAGACTAATGGACCAATTGCTGATACTAATAAGGTGATGTTTAAAGCATTATTTTTAAACTCAGGACTTAGTTTGCTTAAAAATTCAAATACTTTTCTAAAAGCATCTACAAGTTTTTGAGCTAATGGTAATAACATGGTTCCAAACTCAGCCGCTAAGTCATTAAACTCTCCCTTTAATATTCTTAATTGATTTGCAAAGCCACCCTGAGTTCTTGCAAAATCACCAATTGCTTTTTGACTTTGACTTACAGCTAATTCAAATGTTAATTGAGCTTTTGCTACCCTATCAAGTTCTTTAAATACTAATCCTTGCTCTTCAGCAAATCTTTTTAAATCAGCTTCTGTTATTGCTATCCCTAATGATTTAATAGCTTCTCTTTCCCCAAGTAATGCTTTTGTCAATGCTTGAGATGCTCCATCAGCTCCTCCACTAAAGTTAGTGAATGAAGCTAAATCAACAGCTAATTCATTTACTTGTTTAGATAAATTCAAAGCTTCTCTTTCAGTAAATCCAAACCCAACTAATAAATCACCAGTATCTGATAGCATACCAAGAGCCGCTTGACTTGATAATCCAAAACTTTCTTTAAATTCCTTAGCTGTATTTTGAGCATCATTCTGAATAGAACTAAAAACAGTATTGAATTTTGATCTTGTTTCTTCTAAATCAGATGCCGCTTTTATTGATGCCGCACCTAATCCAATTACTGGAAGAGTAATGTTTCTTGTCATATTACCTCCAATACTTTTCATATTAGAGCCAAACTTTCTAATGCTACGATTAGCTTTTTTCATTGCTCTATCAAAGCCCCTTAAATCAGCTCCAAACGCTACTGTTAAAAATCCAACACTCTTATTTGCCATCTTTCTTTAATTCTTGTAATCTTTTAATATACTCAGCTCTCGCTTTCAACTTCTTATAATCAACTTCTTTTTTCTTTTTGTCCCAATCAAATTCAATCAAATCTGTTGGTTTTATTCTCTTTCCTTTAGGGATTTGTATATTGACTAACACCGCTGTTTGCCATCTTACTCTTTCCCATTCATGCTTTTCTTTCAAGCTTAAGAGTTCATAGAATCCAGTCATCTTATTAAAAAAATGTCTTGGAATCATATTGTAAAACTCCTCAACAGATAGCCCCATTAATCCAAAAGCTATCTCTTCCAATCTGTCCCAAGTCAGTTTTTCTTCTGCTTGGGATTCGGCTTTTTTTCATTTACCTGTCCCATCATCTCTCCTAAAATTTCCATACATCTTGCAATAGCATTGAAATCACCATCTATTGAATCAGCTAAATCATCAACAGACAATTTCATTTCTTGCTTAGAAGCTCTGTAACCATCTTCTATTCCGCAATACATTAAAATTAAAGCATTGTCTAAAGTCATCTCTTGCCCAAGTTTATCTAAGTCCGCAAGTGATGTATTAGTCATTTTAGAATATTTTCTTAAAGCATTGAAGCCAAACTTAATTGGATGGTCTTCTTTGCCTATTGTTATTATTTTATAATTCATTTCAGTAAGTATTTAAAAAAGGTTTTGATGCTCAGTAACTCACCGAAAGAATTACCAAGCACCTCCACCAAAAGTTATTATTGTTCTGTTTGAGTTAATGCTCCAGTTCCTTCAATAGTTATTGAATATGTTGCAGTATCTTCAGTTCCTCCAGTTAAACTAACAGATGTAATAAATCCGCTACCAGCATAAGATATATCATGTGTTGCTTGTGTATCTCCAAAAATAAAATCAATCTTTGGTCTTGATGCTGCTAATACATTAGTTTGTAATACATCATCTGCTCCATTAGTTAAAGCTGTTCCACTTGCATCAGTCCATGCATAAGCTCCATCAACATCAATAGTGAAATCTCTTAATCCCTCTAATGATTCTTTGAATCCAGCTGATTCTTTATTAGTTATTTCTCTTATACTTTGATTAACTGTCAAAGTACAGTTTTGTGCAAAAGCTACTAAGTTAGTTGTCCCAGAGCTGTACACTTTTAATTCAGTTCCATTTAAAATTGCCATTTCTATTTATTTATTTAATTAATTAATTATCTAATCTAAACCCTGCAACAGTTACGCTTGTAACTCCGCTATAAGTTATACTTATTTGGGAATCATTTGTATTAAAAGCTAAAGTTGAAAATGGTCCAATCATACCTTCAGCACCAGCACCAACAGCAATAGTTGCATTGCTTTTAGTTAATGGTCCGAAAGCACCAATATCAAATGATGTAACTTGAGCTGTTACAGTAACAGTAATCGATTCACCCCCTCCATTCTTAATCATGAGAAAGGTCTTTCCATCATTATCCATTACATCTCCCTCTGCCGTTGCACTTGCAAAGGTGGGAGTTATTCCGCTTTCAGTTATCGTTTGAACTGTTATTGTCGCCATCTTTTACTTTCTTTTTTTTAGTTTTAAAATAACCCAATTTCTTGAGCCTCTTGTAATCCTCTTCTTTTAATTCAACTGATTCACCAGCTTGGAAAACATTTCCAAACATTCTTAAATTCTTTTCTAATTTATATTTCATTATGCTGTATTTATAATTCTTACATTAAAATCTATTGCTTTTCTAAATACCCCGTCCTCATGGTTATCATCAAAAATATCATTATAACTATCATATTGAATAGATTGTATTGAAACCCCACCATGAGTTCCGCTTTGTCTATCCAATGCAGTTCTTATTTTTAATGCCAAATCACTTGCATCACTATATGATTTAGAATAACAACTTACAGTAACATTATTTACATCTACTGTACTCACTCCATCCTTTGTATCATTAGGATCATCCCCATCTACTTCATATATTATGAATGGAAATGTAGTTGTTTGTGGAGCTACGTTGGGAAAGATTCTTGTTCCAACAGCTGAGCTAACCTCTCCATTGCTACTCAATAAACTATATAATGCTAATCCTACTTTCATTATCTTCCAAATATTCCATACTTCTCTGTTCTCTTTGCATAGCTTTTAACAGTCCTTGCAATTACTTTCTCAGCATCTTTAAAAGTATTTTTTAACATTATACCTTTAGTAGATTGAAAAGCTGGTTCAAAATATTTCTTTGCTCTTTTCATTGGTCCTCTTCCTCCAAACATAACTTCATCACCATATTCAATCCAAGCACCATAGAATCCTGATTTACCCTCACCAGATTTGCTTTTTTTACCAGCCCCAAAAGCTCCTTTAACTCTTGGTCCTACAAACCCCCCTAAGAACTTTCTTGATCTTCTGGTTGTAAAATAACCAATTGACCTTTTTAATCTTCCAGTTTTATCAGCTTTCTCTTTTACAAGATTAGCTCTGGCTTCTTTAATTAATGGTTTTGAGTTCTCTCTAAAGAACTTATTAAACATCTTATCATTGTTCAAAGTTTTAGGTAATGTAGCAAATAAATCTTGGAGTTCTTTCAAACCCTCCATCTTAAATGTAACTCTTTCTGTTGCTCTACTAAAACTCATTTAATCTCTTTGCTCTGTTATTATTTCTAAAAAACTCTCTCTACCCTCAATCTCATTTATTGCTTGAATGTAATATAGTTTACTATCATAGCTTATTCTTGTTTTTTCGGTTAAGTTTGCTAAGTCAAGATTTCTAATAAAAAACTTTACTTTGCTAATTGCTGTAATTCTATCAAATTCATCTGATTGACTACCTCCATCAAAATCTACTTTCGCCCAAACTTCTCTATATGTACTATAAGATTCTATCAACTCTCCATAGCTGTTAGCACTTGTAACATAGTTTTGCAAAGTAATTCTTCTATCAAGATGCCCTATCTGCATACTTGTATTTTATATTGGTCTAATAAAAACTTAGCATTCATTGGAAGCTCAGTTGCTATTGTTCCAGTTACTACCGCTTGCCTATTCTGATACCAATTACCAATTGTTAATAATAAAGCTTGTCTTATTCCCTCATCAACCTCATCTGGTCCAGCCGCTATCCCAACAACATATTCAACATATATTGCATTTAATCTATCAATAATCTCAGGAAATGATTGATTTGGTTTTAATCCAATCCTTGCTGGTTTATTTACATCATCAACAAAATAAACATCTGTACTTAGTGTTTGTAAACTACCAGATGGATCAACATATTTTATAACAGTAACACTTGCAACTGGTGATTTAAATAGATTGCTTATATCTTCCCACTTATCTCCATATTGTTGAATAGTAGTTGCAATAAAAAATCTATTAGTGTACTCTTGAGCTGATGATGTTGCTGATCTAATCAAATTAGTGATAAATGTATCATCCGCTGTTGTATCAACTTTTAAATGAGTTTTTGTCTCAGTTAATGTTAATGGATTACTTGTCGCTGGTGTTACTACTTTATATGCTCTCATAGTTAAATTTAAAAAAAAAGGGATGGGTATTAAGCCACCCCTTTAATTAATACTAATTATTATGCCTCAGTTAATTGAACAAATGCAGTACTATTTTGTACAGCATCACCGCCAACAAGAGATGTTAATACATATCTTGGAACTCCGATACCTCCATTAGTGTAAGGATCATAAAGAACATCTATTCCTCCAAATTGAGCAATGTGTACTTTTGAGAAATCTCCCATTAGTACATGATCTTTAGAATCAGTTCCATTTGATGCAACATTAGATGATACAAATGCAAAGTAACCATTAACAGTTTTATCTCTTAAGTCATAAGCTGGACTTACTCCACTAACTTGAGCCTCTGTTTTAATTTTTGCATAAGCATCAGCATCCATTAAGTAAGCCATTCTTGCACCTTGTAAATCTACATTATTACCAAGTAAAGTTGATTCCATTTCAATTGCATTAGCCGCTGAAAAAGCACCAGTTGGTCCAGTAGCCGCATCAGCAAAAATAGAAGCTGGTGCATTAGTAACATCAGCTGTATCTAATAAAGCTGATTCTAAAGTAGATGCAACTGATTGAGCCATGTTTCTTCTTAACGCCGCCTCAAGAGATGGGTTTTGAATCATTGCCTCAGCTGATACATTTACAATAGAAATTAATTTGCTTGGTGTTAAAGTAACACTTGAAGCTGTTCCATCTGCTGATGGAGCTGAGCCACCAGTTTCAGCAACGAATCCAGAATTTATAGAAGAAAATACTGGGAACTTCATATCATTAATACCACTGTAAAAATTAGCTCCAGCACTTGCTAAAACAAGATTTGCTTCTAATTGATCAGTCCAAGACATTACATCAGTAGCACTTCCAGCTGATGTAGCTATGTTTGCTCTTGTTAATATGCTTGATGGAATACCTATTCCTTTGTAAGATTGACCAGTATATCTTGATTCATTTCTTGCCTCTTGATCCATTTCTTTTACAAGTCCCTCTACTCTTCCAGAGTAAGCTTGTTTGAATGCATCTTGGAAAGAATAACCTCTGATTTCTTTCTCAACCTTTTTAGTTTCTACACCTGAAACAACAGCACTATTTCTTTTAATAGTTTCCATTTTTTCAGCTCTTTCAATCTTTGTATCAAGATTATCAACCTCTGTTAATAATCCATCAACTTGATTGTTTTCATCTTCAGTTAAGTCCCTCTTCTCAGTTGAAGCAACATCTTTGATATTCTCCAATTGTGAGATTATGTCAGAACGTAACTCTTTTAATTCAATTGATGTTTTCATTTAAATTTAATTTTAATTATTATTTTCTCTTATTTATTTCAATTTTTAGTCCAAGAAGAGAATGCTTGACTAATTTCTTTGTTTCTTCAAATTCTTTTAATCCTCTTTTCGCTACCATTACATCAGAATCAGCTTGGGAATATGCTGGGTAAGTAACAACAGAAATATCAAATAATCTATCTATTTTATTGATTGTTCTAATATTATTACCAGCTTCATCTGAACTCCATTCATCCCCACCAGATGGAATAGTAAATGCAAAAGAGCTTTGATTTAAATTATTATTTTTCATGTTGATTAATAAATCTCTTGCGTAAGATGTATCAGGCATTTCAAATTCATATCTTAATCCCTTAGCATCCGCTTTGAGTTTTAGAGTTCCCTTTCCATTCTTGCTTCTTGCAAGTATTAAATTAGGATCATGGTTAATTAATGCTCTTACATCTGATGAA